TCACAGACTACCCTTACTGCGGCCAACTATACGCCGCAAGCAGGTATGATGAATTCGGGAGACGAATACGGAAAGGGCATTGTGTCCGGTCCCGCTTCGGCAGTAGCACACGCCGCTGGACAACTAAAAAGTGTTCCAGCAATCGCTCCATATGCACGTGCAACTGAGATGGTAGCAAAAGGTGTTGGGTCCTTAGCTACTCACTGGGGTTATTCTCGGCCCCCAATAGTCACGGATATCGTACAGCAAAAGCCTACACCTACAGGCAATATGTCCAATACGGACGCCGCAGATGCTGTTATGAAATTATCCTTAGACTCAAAACAAGAACTTACAATTGATTCAAGAACCGTCGGTCTGGACGGAGAAGATCAAATGGATATCTCTCGATTTTGTCAGAGGGAATCCTATCTCACACAGTTCACGATGAATACCGTGCAGGGCCCAGATGCCTTGTTATGGAACACACGCGTCACACCCTTATTGTTCGGGGTTAATAACGAAGAGATTCATCCGACACCAATGGCTCATATGTCAACGGTGTTCGAGAAGTGGCAAGGTTCTATTAAGTATAGATTCCAAGCTGTTAAATCAAATTTTCACAAGGGAAAGATCCTACTTAGGTGGGATCCGCGAGCTAACGATGCAAATATCCAATATAATACTGTTTACAGTAGGGTAATCGATCTCGCTGAATGTGATGACTTCGAAATATGCGTGGGATGGGGCCAATCAGCTCCATTTTTGACCTGTGGTAACATGAATACCACAGAAACGTTTTATAGTAATACGACAAGATTACTTAATAACACAAATGGACAATATAATGGGGTACTAGAAGTTGCTGTCGTGAACAGTCTCGTATCCCCATCTATTGATTCACCAATTCAATTTAACGTCTTTGTCTCGGCATGTGACGATTTGAAATTTGGAGAGGTATCTATCAATAAGATGAAACAATATGGCCTTTGGCCTACAGCACCGCCAGCTCTACGCTACGAACCCCAATCAGGTATTGTAGATGGAGCGGCAATTGCTGGAACTTCGGAAGGAGCCACGGATGCTCCAACCAATCCTGATCCTATTGCTCCCATTGCGAAGACCTCCGCAGTGATGGATCAGACCATGAATGTCTTCTTCGGTGAGGCTCCCAAGTCAATTAGGGAGCTTAATCGGAGGTACGTCTTACATCGAACGGACGTGCGTGCTTCATCTACAGCTTTTAATACAAAGTTGTTGAAGATCCGAGACAAAGGCCTTGGCTTATGGCCTGGATGGGACCCTGAAGGGGTCGACACGGTAGATGGAAATCCGTGTAATATTACCATTCCAACATTTGCTCAGTGGTTTAGTCCTTGCTATTCAGGATGGCGAGGCAGTACTCGGACAAAGTATTTGTTCGGTGGAAACACCGACACTAGTCCGATTGTCTCTCGAATTGGCTACTCTAGTGAGCCGCGATATGTAGAATCTACTTCTGCACTAGCGGATCCATTGAGTGCTACTAAGAGATTAACGTACGCAAATGGCCATTTTACGGCTGGCGGATCAGCCACCACAAACATCGGAATTAACGACACAATTGAAGTTGAAGTACCATATTACAATGGTATACGCTTTTCACCCGCAAGGATGCCTAGTGCATCATTTGCTAATGGGTGTCATTCAGCTCAAGTTGATACCGTTTTGTATAATCCAAATTTGGCAACTCCTGAATTGCCAGCTACTCAAGCAATCATTAGATCATGGAAGTCTGTGGGAGAAGATTTTACTTTCTTCTTTTTCACAGGTTGTCCAATCATTTACCGCAATGAGATCGTGATTCCACCGTAGTAAATAACCCAGCTCATGGGTTAGAAAACATAAATGAGCACACAAAGGGGCGCCTTTTATTTATACGTAAACAAACCCTGCTCTTGGGTTTTAAAATATTTTAGAGCATTTAGTCCACCCTGTGCCGGGTGGAGCGGCTTGTATTTATACAAGTCGTTGCAAGGAGCATCAGCTCTGCAGTTTTGATATTAAATCGATAGTTTTTTACTGCAGGGGTTGGCCCCTTGCAGGAATTTTTATGTCGGTTACAATTTTCATCAATTGCACTTGCACATTGTACATATGTCACACGGGTTAAACTATCCCCTTGTGTAAATACCATATGTACCATTTGTTGGTCATTTACGC